CGTCTGGGTCGAAACCGAGTTCGACCCAGATCGTCAGCGCTTTCGGGTAGTCCCAGGCTTCCTCGGCGCCGGCTTGCCCGGCGCCGCCCCGTTTCCCGGCGTCTGCACCTCCGGGAACGCGGCCTTAAGCGCCTCGGCGAGCAGCTCGGCCGCACGGGTCGGACCCATGTCGCCGATCAGTCGGCCGGCTTCGAGATCCGTCATCTCGCCGTGCTTGGCGGCCAGGCCGATGCGGAACACCGAACGGATCGTCGGCGCGCTGCCGGCCAGCTTCGCACCGATCTCGTCGATGCCGATGTCGAGTTCGGTGTCGATCGCGCACAGCGCATTGAAGTCCATGACCAGCACGAAATCGGAACCGCACGCGGTGAAGGGCACCTCGCCCTTGAGCTTGTTGGCCATGATCAGGCCCCCGGCGTCAGCACGGGCTTGCCCGAGATCTTGAACGTCGCCGACCCGGTCATCTTGTCCTCCATCGGCGTGGCACGCCCGTGAGCCGTCGCGAAACCGTTGAAGTCGAGCGTCGCGCCGTTGGGGAAGGTGATGCGCCATCCCTCGACGAGCTTGGTGCCGAGGTGGGTGGCGATTACGGCGTCGTCCGCGAGACCGGGGATCAGGTTGTAGGTGATCCCGACCTCGCCCGCGTCGATCAGGCCGGGCTTGAATTCGCGGTAGCGGTCAGGGCTCAGCATGTGCGTGAACTCGACGCTGTCGCGCGACAGCTCGGGTGCCGTCAGCTCGGTGACTTCGGCGAGCGCCACATAGGTGGTGCCGGTCGTCTTCTTGCTCAGGGTCGTGCCGAAGCCGATGTCCGTCGCGGTAGCAGTTGCGGCCATGTTTTCCTCCGATTGCGCTCAGGCGCGTTGTTGTGAATTGTTGGCGATTACGTCGCCGGAACTTCAGGGGGCTGCACCGGTGCCGGTGCCGGGGCCGGTGCCGGGGCCGGTGCGGATGCAGGCGCGGTAACCTGAGCCTGCCGTTTTGTCGGCTTGGCCTTCGTGCTGGGCGCGTCGATCTCGATCGCAATGCCGAGTCGGACCAACTCAGCGCCGCGATCGGCGGAAACGGTCATCTTGGACCCGGCCGCGACGCGACGATCGTCTTCGTCCGCGCTTAGATCGTTGAAGGCACGAGTGATCTCGATACGCATTTCGATGCTCCTATTTAGCCGGCGTGCCAAACGAGCACGTCGAGCGAGAATTTGAAGAGCGGACCGACGTTGTCCGCGTCGTTGCCGGATCGGTCCCCAAGGATGAAAGTGCGCAGCCGAGCCGTGCCGACCGAGCCGCGGAACCCGACGAGCGCACCGCCGCTGCCGCCGATCGTGGCGGCGACGTCGCGCGCGGACTTGAACGTCCGCCCCCACGCGTCGATCTGGACGCGATAGCGTGTCCAGCCGTCGGCGCCGGTCGTCGTCATGCCGGGCACACCGCCGACGATGAACATGGCGACACCGGGAAGCTCGGAACCTGCCGGCCGCAGCCCCCAGTCGACCCGAGAGCCGACAAGCGTCACCAGCGCCGCTGTCGCGAGCAGCTTGGCGCGAATTGCTTCTTCCACGGATCAGCCCTTCTTCGCGGCGTCGAGAATGGCGGCGATGCCGTCCGCGCCGACGCGCTTCATGGCCTGGTCGACATTGCCGTCGAACGCCGGACGGATGAACGGCTGTGGCGCCTGGTGGTAGTTGCCGAACTCCTCCTGGATCGCCTGTACGAGCGGACCCGGCCCCGCGAACACCTCGATCTCGGCGATCGGCTGGTTGATCGCGGCCTGATGCGGCGACAGGTCGGTGCTGACGGTGACGCTGTCTGCCATCTCCCCCGTGCCGCGTGCCGCCAGCGCCCGCATCTCGTCCGCCATCGGTTGGAGGTTGTCTTCGATAATCGGCACCATGGTTTCGCGGCGAAGTGCGCTCCCCATCGCGAGCAGCTTTCGCCGGATCGCGTCGGTGCCTTCGATACGGACGGACATCTTCACGAGGACTGTCCCGGCTGCGCGTTCGCCGTTATCTCGATGCCGGCGCGCCTGCCGCCCCATTCCTTGGCGCCGATGACGGCGTACCGCATGTCCTCACACACGAGCTCGTACCCGCCATTGATCTGACGCGTCAGGCTGTCCCATCGCACGAGGAACCGCGTCGTTAATTCCTGCCCGTTCGACGCAGCACGGATCCGCTCGCCATCGCTGATGTCAGTCTTCTTCGCCCAGCGCTTACCGACCTCGGCCATAGGGCCAGGGACAGTTGCAGTGCCATCGTCGATCGTGTCGGCTCGCTGTATCGACACACGGCGATCGAGCGATCCCGCGTCCAAGCCCGGCATCAGGCGATCACCGGCATACGGAGATCGTCGATGATCATGCTCACCCCGAACGGCATCGAGGCCAAAACCGTCGCAGCATTCTCTTCGCGGTTGCGGTAGAAATGACCGGTAAGCATCAGGGCGGCGACTTGCAGGGCTGGTTGCTCACTAGAAAGATCCGCAAAGCCGGCGACATAATCGACGACGATACTCATGCGGCCAAAAGCGGACTGCCACGACATTCCGGAAGACGGAATGATCTCGTCGCCGCCAAGCCGGTAGCTCGACGCCGCCCATATCTGCTCGGCACCTGACGCATCTCGATACTTAAACGATGTGATCGATGCGACCGGTCCCATCGGCAACCGCATCGACGTTATGGGTGCGTCAAACGTGGCAACCCAAGTTCGTCGCGAAAGCGACATGCCGACACGCTTCTCGATCCATCCCAATGCCCCGCAGCGTGCTGCATTGATCTGTAGAGCTTCGTCGGAGTCATCCTCCGCTTTTAGATGTTGGAGAACCAGTTCCATCGGCAGCGCCGCATCCGCATCGAGCGGGGCGGCAGCACGGACCGTAACCACCGCCCCCTCTCCTTACTTGCCGCGCTTCGTAGGCGCGGAATCGCCCGCAGGCGCGGTAGCCGCATCCAGCTGCTCGGTCAGGAGCTGGATCTTCGCGACGGCCGCGTCGAGTTCGGCCTGCCGGTCGGCGTATCGACGCGACCATTCGTCGACGGCCTGTCGCGCCTCGTCGCGCTCGACGATCGCCGCATCACGCTCACCCTCTGCCGCCGTGACGTCGCTCAGCGCGGACTCTCGCGCGCCTTGAGCAGCGGTCAGCTCGGACGTAAGCGTCTCGATCTGCTCCGACGTCGACGTCCGGTGCTCGTCGAGTTGCTGCAGCGATGCCGCGAGGTCGGACGTCAGCTGGTCGACCTGGACGCGCGACAGGTCCGGATCGACATCATTAGTGCCGAACACGACCGCGTTGCCGGGGCCGGTCGACGCGCGCTGCGGCGCATCGAGCCCGAGCATTTCGCCGCTGCGGCCGCCATCCCGAAAGCGGCGATCGGCGCTGTCGACGACGACGACCGTCTGCGTCTCGACGATCGGATGATAGTCCTGATCGACGAGCACGCCATCGACGACATAGCCGGCGACGCCGAGGCGCACGAAATACAGCTCGCTCTCGGCTGAGCGGGTGGAGACCTCCTGGCCCTTCTCGAAATGCTCGGGCGGGAGCGACTTGGTCGTATAGTCCTGGATAAACCGGATCATTGCAGCCTCCTCAGCTGACCGTTTCGGCGACGGTGGTGGACTGGTTGGCGGTGCCGGTGCCGTAACGGGCATCAAGACCGACGAGCGTCGCGGATACGAAGGTGGCGGCGACACCGACGGTCACGGACAGGCGCGCGAACCGGAAGCCCGCGTTCTTGTCGAGATCCTCCTGCCGGACGTTGACGGCGACCTGCCGGTTATCGCCGCCCGCCTTGACGAGCTGCGTCGCGGCGAGACCGGTGATCGCCTTCACACCGGCGCCGTTCGCATCCGTGGCCTGCTCGACTTTCACGTCGACGGTGCCGCCGGCGCCGATCACACCGACGCTGATCGCTGCCAGCAGCGAATAGAAGTTCCGCATATCGACGAAGCCGGACGTCACGACGCCGACGTTCGCCTGCTGAGGGGGAATGACGCCCGCGATCGCGACGCGGGCCGAGGGGTTCAGGTTGCCCTGCATTGTCTTGTCTCCATGCTACCGGCCGGCATCCCCGACCGGTCCCGCGCTGGGCGCGGGTCCGGGGTTGGGATCAGGCGCGCTCGGCGAGCGCGACGAAGTGCGACTTGGTGTTGCCACCGTTCGCGGGGACCACCGGCTTCGTCAGCACCGGCTGACCGCCGATGCGGAACACCCAGCGGAATGCCCGGATGTTGTAGTCGAAGTAGAGGTGGATCGAGTCGGCGAAGCTGACGCCGTTCTGCTTGCGGAACGCCTCGTAGCCGTTCGGGTTGACGAACTGGATGTCGCCGAACTGTCCGACCGAGCGCGAATGCTCGTTGAACACGACGGGGCGGCCGAGCAGCACGCCGCCGGGGCTGTCCTGATAGTTGCCGAACCAGAGCGGGCGACCGCCTGCGTCCTGCATCGACATCAGGGTCGGCATGACGTCGCTGTTGACGAGCCAGCTGGCCTGGCTCGGCATGATCATGCGCGCCCACATCTTCGCGACGTTGAACGGCACGATCGACGCGGCCTGCTGCCCGCCTTCCTTGGCAACCGCGATCGTAGCGGCCGAGCTCATCCACCCGAGCGGCTTCTCGATGCCGTCGCCGTACATGAACGCGTCTGCGGCCTTCCAGCGGATCGCCGCCGCAGCGTGGCTGGTCAGCAGCGTACCGATACGCGGCGCGTCCTCGAGCAGCTCCTCGGTAGCGAGCACGAACGCGTACAGTTCGTTGAGCTTGGTCTCGCGCGGCGTCAGCGCCATGCGGCTGGGGAGCATCTGCTCGCCTTCGGACCGCCAAGCGGCGACGATGCCCGAGTTGCCCCACGGCGTCGTCTCGTCGCCCAAACCGACCACGCGGTTCGACGACGTCGGATCCGGATCGATCAGGTCCATGACGGGATCGTTGCCGTTGTCGAACACGAGGTTGACGATCTGCTGGCGGAACTCGGCCGGGACGAGATAACTGCCCGCGGCGTCGCCCTGTTCCATGTGGACGTTGCCCGGCGCTGCGAGACGGTCGTCCATGCGGAAATTCTGACCGGCCGCGGGGTTGGCGCAGCGGACCGCCTGCGCGAATTCGGCAAGGTTGCTGAAGCCAGCGGTGTCGAGCGAAGCACGCGGCTGCGCAGGAACCGTACCGAGAGGCGCGTTTGCGGGGGGCGTCTGCGCAGGCGTGGAGCCGATCGCAGCCGCGGCGCTCATCGCTTCTTCGGCGCGCTGGATCTGCGCCGTCAGGCGCGCCAGCTTTGCCTTATCGTCTGCGTCGGCCGTTTCCTCTTCGGCGGTGAGATAGCGATTTTCGTCGATCGCCGTCTGGAGACGCGCCTGCTGCCGCTGAGCGGTCGCACGCGCCTCCGTCTTCAGAACCGCAAGGTTCATGATGCTTTCCTTTTCGTCATGATTGGGCGTGCGCCCGCATCGGTCGGACCACGTCGGCCCGACCGTCTTCCCCGCAGTGAGGATCTCGTCAGATGGCTTA